ATCATCATGACTATGCTGTTGTACGGGAAAGGCAATGCCATTGTACAGCCGCATACATGGAAGGGATACCTCCAGAGCCTTGAGCCTATCGCCGCCGACAGGGTGCAGTTTATGCCGGTCGGAAATAGTCGCAGAGACTACCGCGTATTGATTGACGGAGTTCCGAAAGACCCCGCGAATCTATGTCATTTTGTCCTGAATCCCGACAAATACTATTTCTGGAAGGGGCGCGGCCTGTCTGTATCGCTCCGAGAGCTTGCCGACAATCTCAAGCAGGGACGACACACGGAAAGAGCTTTTATGTCCTCGGAATATAAGCCGTCAATCATCGTTAAGGTTGATGCGCTAACCGAGGAATTCTCCAGTCCGACAGGCAGGCAGAAACTACTTGATAGTTACGTCAAGCCGTCAAGGGCGGGCGAACCGTGGTTGATTCCCGCTGAACAATTTGAGGTAGAACAGGTCAGACCGTTGTCTCTGTCGGATTTAGCTATTTCCGACACGATGACACTTGACAAAAAGGCCATTGCCGCAATCCTCGGTGTTCCGGCGTACATGCTCGGTGTAGGCGAGTACAACGCGGGCGAATACAACGCATTTATCAAAGATACCATCATGCCGATGTGTAAGTGTATTGCACAGGAGCTGACAAAGAAGCTGTTGATTAATCCGGCATGGTATTGGCAATTTAATGTCTGGTCGCTCATGGACTACGACATGGAGAAAATCTCCGGCCTGTTGTTACAGGGTGCGGATAGAGGATTTGTGTCTGGAGATGAGTGGCGAGACCGCATGCACATGAGTCCGGCAGGCCTGAAAGAGTACAAAATTCTCGAAAATTACATCCCGTATGACATGAGCGGAAATCAGGCCAAATTGAACGATACCAACTAACCCACTATGCTAATAGGTGAATAAATGAAACTTGAATTATCCTGCCCGTATGCATCATACGATCATTCCAACATGCGTATTCGATGCGCGAAGGCAAACGGTTATTATTGTGCGCACCAACGTTTAAAACCATGCAAAGGTTGGTGTGTATTGACTGACGCGGCGGCGAAATGTCCCGCGAGGGAAGAGAAAAAAGATGATTAAAGCATAATGCTTTTTTCATAGCGCAATCGGGTTGCAAACCGAGGGGGACAATCGACCGCAAGTCCCCCATGCGCTTATATAGTTTTGCGGTCAGAAAAGGCGGTCAAAATGAAATTAAATAATTTGGTCGGAAGGCGCTTCGGTTCGCTCGTTGTCGCAGAACGCGCAAATAATCACGGAACAAAAACAATGTGGAAATGTGTTTGTGATTGCGGGCGGGAAACAACAGTTGATGCTTATTTTCTAACACACGGAAAAATAAAAACATGTGGTGCAGGCGTGCATCGTAGAAGCAATCTTGTCGGTTTGCGTTTTGGAAGATTAACCGTTTTGCGGTTAGATGATTCAAAACCCGACAACCCTATGCATTGGGTTTGCAAATGCGATTGTGGAAATATCAAAAGCATTGTCGGCGCATCATTGAAAAACGGAAATACAAAAAGCTGTGGATGCTTGCAAAAAGAAAAAGCCGCATCACAAGGCGCGTCAAGCAAAACACATGGAAAATCAAAGACCCGTTTATACCGTGTTTGGAGAGGTATGAAAAGTCGCGTGTTTGACAAGAACTCAACCAAATACGACATATATGGCGGGCGCGGAATCCAAATGTGTGACGAGTGGAAAAACAGTTTTGAAGCGTTTGAGAAATGGGCGCTTGAAAGCGGATATGATGAAACCGCTCCGTTTGGCGAATATACAATCGACCGAATTGATGTAAACGGTAATTATGAACCATCTAATTGCAGATGGGTCAATCTTAAGATACAGGCAAACAACAAAAGAGGTAGCAACAATGGAAAAGCGATGTTTGCAAATGCATGAAATGTCTACCCGTTCGGGAGATGATGGAAACATCTATCTCGAAGGCTACTTCGCCCGCTATGATGACGTTTACCATATCACGGAAGGTGCTACCGAAAGCATTGCCCGTGGTGCGTTTACGGAATCATGCAAGGGTGATGTACGGGCATTATATAACCACAATACCGATATTATTCTCGGTCGCACGAGTGCCGGTACTCTTGTGCTGAGAGATACAGACGTTGGTCTGTGGGGCAGTATCACTATCAACCAAAAAGACACGCAAGCAATGGACGCGTATCAGAGAATTCTCAGGGGAGACATAACTGGTTGCAGTTTTGGCTTTGACATCCCCGTGGGCGGTCAGGAAACGACCGTCAGAGAGGACGGAACAGTCCATTGGACAATCACGCGTGTTGACCCGCTTTACGAGGTTTCTCCCGTTGTTTTCCCCGCATATGAAGCGACAAGCGTTGAGGCGCGGAAACGTGAACTCGAAGGAATCCACAAGAGACAACTCGAAGCATGGCGGGAGACACAAAGAAGGAGGTTAAAACATGGCTCTGAAAGCCCTGATGCTCAGAAAGAAACTGAGTGACGCACAGAAAGCCCTGAACGCTCTGAATGCAAAGGATGCGGAATTCGAAGCCCGCGAGTCCGAAATCGCACAGAGCATTGAAGAGGCAGAAACAGAGGAAGAGAAGGCCGCAGTTGAAGAGGCTGTAACTGCTTTTGATGCAGACAAGGCCGCACACGATGCGGAGAAGGCCGGACTCGAATGCACTATCCGCGATATTGAGGCAGACCTCGAGGCTGAGGAACACGCACAGGAGAACACACCCGCACATGAAGTTCCGGCACCCGAGGCAAGAACAAAAACACCTGTTGAGGAGGTAAGAACCACCATGAGACACAAAAACGCTATTTTTGATCGTATGACCGTACAGGAGCGCTCTGCGCTCGTCGCCCGCGAGGATGTCAAGGGGTGGCTGACCGATATTCGCGCCTGCATGACCGAAAAGAGAGCACTGACCAATGTCGGCCTGACCATTCCCGAGGTTATGCTCGGCCTGCTCCGTGAGAATGTGATCGTTTATTCCAAGCTGTACAGACATGTCACTGTCCGTCCCGTCGGCGGCACCGCTCGCCAACTCATCATGGGCGCGATTCCCGAGGCAATCTGGACTGACTGCTGCGCAAATCTGAACGAGCTGACACTCGGATTCAATGACCTCGAGATGGACTGCTTCAAGGTCGGCGGCTTCTTCGCGGTCTGCAACGCCAATCTGGAAGATTCCGACATTGACCTCGCCGCGGAACTGCTTTCCGCAATCGGACAGGCAATCGGTCTCGCACTCGACAAGGCTATCCTGTACGGCCGCAATTCCGCAACTACTCAGAAAATGCCCATGGGTATTGTTTCCCGCCTCGTACAGACTGCGGCTCCCACAGGTTATCCCGCCACCGCTCGCGCATGGGCAGACCTGCACACAAGCAATGTAATCAGCATCACCGCGGCAAACTCCACCGGCATCAAGCTGTTCCAGTCCCTGGTATCCGCTTCCGGCGCTATCAAGGGGAAATACTCCCGCGGTGAAAAGACATGGGTTATGAACGAGGCAACCTACACCGCACTGACCGCAGAGGCTATGGCAGTCAATGCCGCAGGCGCGATCGTTTCCGGCATGGGCGCTACAATGCCCGTCATCGGCGGAACTGTCGAAGTCCTCAGCTTCATCCCTGATAATATCATCATCGGCGGTTACTTTGACCTGTATGTACTCGCCGAGAGGGCAGGTCAGAAATTCGCACAGTCCGAGCATGTGAGATTCCTTCAGGATCAGACTGTATTCAAGGGCACTGCACGCTATGACGGCGCTCCGGCAATCGCTGAGGGCTTCGCCGCTATCGGCATTAAGGGCACTACTCCCAATGCAACCATGACTTTCCCGTCTGACACAGCAAACGCATAAAGCACAGGAGGTAAACGAGAATGCTGTTGGAAATGCTTAAAATTAATCTGGGGATTCGCTCCACGGCGTATGATGAGCGGCTCTTACAGCTTCTCGAATCCTCAAAAGCACAGATAGAGCAGGAAGGCGTGCAGAATCTGAACGAAGACAATCCGCTTGACGCGCAGTTGATTGTGGATTATGCGGAATGGCTATGGAGACGGCGTGACACGAAGGAAGGCATGCCGCGGATGATTCGGTATGCGCTGAATAATCGCGTGTTCGCCGAAAAAATGCAGGGGGTGACAAATGGATGACGTTTTGACACTCCTCAAAGTAACGACCGAAAAGGATTCCCGCGGGGTACAGCATAAAGTTGTCGCTCCGCG